GAAATAGATGTACAGGCTAGTATAACACTGCCTTACGAAATATTTTATATAGATGATTATAACAGTTATTTAGATGCAATTGAAAAAACTACAACTGACAGATTCTGGGTTATTTGGAATGACATAATAGTTAACAATAATTTTGATTTTACTTATCGCACTCCAGCATATGATACATCAACATATATTTTTAAAAACGGTGAATATTACGACGGTGTTTGTTTATTTTCAAAAAAGAATAAAGTATCAGAACGCGAATTTAATTATCGATTTTTTGTCGATAAAAAGGAAATAGATGTACAAGCAAGTACCCCAGTAAAGTACAACATTTTTTATATTAATACTTTTGATGAATACCAGGTAGCATTAGACACTGCCAGTACTGATATGTTTTGGATAGTACCACATGAGATCGAACCATTACTATCTTTTAAGTTTGATTTATATTTTAGTCATCATAACAGTTATGATAGACGTATAAATCATGTGTTTAAGAACATTGATATTGAAGAAGAAAAATATAATGGTATAATGCTATTATCAAAATTTAAACCGTTATCCAAACGCGAATTTAATTATAGATTTCCCATTGAAAAGAAAGAATACTCTGATGTTGCAAGTAAATTAAAATTATATGATATTGTGTTTATCAGTTATAACGAGCCCAATGCAGAAGAAAACTGGAAAAAATTAAAAGAAAGTTTTCCAAGAGCTCAGCGTATACATGGAGTAAAGGGTATACACAATGCACACATAGCCGCGGCTAACTTAACATCAACCCCCATGTTTTGGGTAGTTGATGGCGATGCTGTAATTGAAGATAGTTTTGATTTTAGTCTATTATTACCACACTGGGACCAGGATACTGTGTATGTGTGGAGAAGTAGGAATCCAATTAACAATTTAGAATATGGATATGGTGGTGTAAAATTGCTACCAAGAACTCTCACTTTAAACATGGATGTAAGTAGTGTTGATATGACCACTAGCATAAGTAAAAAATTTAAAGCAATGCTAGATGTGAGTAATGTTACTAGTTTTAATACAGATCCCTTCAGTTCATGGAGAAGTGCATTTAGGGAATGTACTAAGTTAGCAGTGATTAATAATGCTGAATCTAATACTAGATTAGATGCTTGGTGTAGTCTTGCTAATGATGTCCCTTATGGATTTTATGCGTATGCTGGGGCTATTGCTGGACGTGCATACGGAGAAAAGAATGCCTCCAATCCGGAGGCACTTGCTAAAATAAATGATTTTACTTGGCTACAAGATCTGTGGTCATTGGAAAAATCTCAGCTATTACCCGAGCACAAGCAATAGCAACTTCCTGATGTTCCAACTGTGTCCCATTAGCACTGCGTAATTCAATAAAATGAATCCAACTACGCAGTGTTCCATTCATATATAAACGGCTTTCAGTAAGACCTTCCGGCAACACTGCACGAGCTTGTTCCTTTGCTATGCCTTTACTGATAGCGTCGGCATAAATGGTTGTTGCTTGTTCAATAATAAACTTTTGCTTGGCGTCCCACCATGCTTGTAACTCTGCATCATTTGTTGTGATACTGTTCTGTCTGTTTTTTGTATCTTGCAGGCGTGCTTCTCGACATACAAACGACAAGTCTCGAGTAGGATCAGCATATCGCTGACTGAACTCTTGGAAACTGAAACTTCTGTGTCGCAGGATTTGTCGGGCAATGTCTCGAGTTGTGGTAATTTCGATACAGGCTGAGACCATTTCAAGTGGGCTCCAGTGTTGGTGTTTGACCAAGTACTTGATGAGCTTGTCTGATGTCTCAGTGTTAAGTTGGTTGCTTGGATTGGACACACGGGCGCAATACGCAATGAGTTCTTGTGCATCTGAGATACCAAGATCTGCAAATTCCTGTGTGGGTTGGCTGTAACTAAGTAATCGAACATTCATTTATTTATAGCTTCTTTTTCTTTAAAAATTTTTGAGTTGTTTTTTCAATATCTTTTCTTACACGTTGTGTATCGAGTTTGAAATCTATATTATCTATTCGTTCTTCATAATTCCTACACAACTCAGCTAAGTTCTTTTCAAAAGCAGGCCAACCATTACGTTTAGTCTGTGCAGTTATTTTTATTTCCCAAGTCTTTCCATCTTTAAAATTAACCAGTACGGTGTGGAGGTACCCAATAGGTACTACGTTAAGTCTAACGTCTCCAAACACTTCCGGCCAATGATCTATGACATCCTTGGGAAGAACTCTTCCCGATTTTGTCATTTGATCACTTTGTTTTTTTCTTAGTTGGTACTAAATCTTCAGCTAATCGTCTAAATTGGGCGGCTTCTTTTGCTAATTTATCAGCTTGACTGCGATAAAATTTTGCCTTATCTTCAGAAGAAGCGTCATCAGAAATAGTCTGTACCACTGGTGTAATTGTTTCTTCTTTAGCTTCTGGAGTTTTAGGCTTCTCAGCATTTAATCCATCTTTTAAAGATAAATCATCTACAGCTACACCACGTTGTTCAGCAATAATTTGATTTAACTCTGAAAGTAAAATCCCATATTGTGGAGTTGGTGTCATTTCAATAGCATTGGTTGGTGCTTTAATCAAACGTCCACTGGCATGTAATGCTGGAAGCATTCTAGCGCCATCAGGAAATTGTGTGCGATCCATAACTTCTGCAAACTCATATGCATCTTGTCCAGCCGAGCTTTCCACTAGATTAATTAATGCATCGTGGTAGATATCTGGTAGATTTTCTGTTGGGACAATTAAGCATGAACTTGATTCTCCAGGCAACGTGCGATAAGCTATCAAACATTTTTTGTTTGTAGCTTTTACACGGCCTACATGTTTTAGTTCAGCCATATTATGCCCCTGTCACAGCATTAGCGGCGGCTTGTGCGGCCTGCTGACCTGCTGGGGTTTGTGCGGCTTGTTTTGATACTGTATTTAAAAATGTTTCTAATTTAGTATATGTCTGTCCCACTGCTACCATTTCGTTTGGCTTGAAAGCGCCACGTGAACTGGCAATATCAATAATAACTTTCATTGCGTTTAAGTCATTAATTGTTAGATCAGTTGAATTCTGTTCGGCAGTTGGTGCAGTACCGTTTTGTTGTACGTCGTCGGTCATGTGTATCTCCTTTAATAAAGTACATAATTAATTATCTATATTGAAGATGCGGGCATGCAATTGTGAAAAAACTTAATTCCTTTTCGCTTTCGAATCCAACTTTAGTTACATATACTATAGTATTGGTACTATCTAGTGAAATGCCCTGTCCTATGTAATATCTATTGTTTAAATTTGTTTTAATCCAACTATTGATATTTTTAATCAGGCTTGGGTTATATCGGTCTAACGTGGTATATTTAAAATGCGGACAAGCAAACTCAACCCTCCGTAAGTTAAAATAATTTAAAGGGTTGGGCTTGCCCGTTTTCAATGCCATTATGCTGGTACCTTAGCTTCTTCGTAGTAAGCATATTCTCCAAATGGTGGTACAATGCTGTTATTACCATGAATAATAAACACAGTATCACAGTAGTTTTCATCACCCCATGATCCCCAAGGATACCCGTCTGTAAACATGATAAACTTTTTAGGCTGGATATCATTTTCTTTCATGTAATCCCAGTTAACATCAAACTCAGTTCCACCACCGCCCATGGGCTCGTAGTCATCAAATTCGTCAATATTATAACCATCGAAGTCTGCTTCGTTGTAAACCTTGGTATCAAAACACCACACTTTGATCTTAAAGTCTCGATACTCTTGCATAATGCCTTTGATTTCACTTAAGAAGTCTTTGGCTTGTTCGTCACCAATTGAACCTGACATATCAATTGCTACACAAATATCGATTGTTTCATCAAATTGTGTACCAGGGAGAATTGCACTCATATGCCAGCCTTTGCGATTAGGACGCATAAAACTGTAGTCATTTTTAATAGTGCTCTGAATTTGTTGACGTAAAATTTCACGCCAGTTCATTTTAGGTTCAGTAAGATCCTTGATCATGCGTTGTACACTTGCTGGGGTATTACCTGCACCTGCGGCTTGAGCGGCCTGCATTGTAGCTTCGCGAATTTCATCACGAATTTGTTTTAATTCTTCTTTAGTGTAACTGGGTTTATTGCCCTTGCCATCT